AATTGCCATTGTTTTGTTCCTCCTTTATAAGGTTGTTGAACTGCTGGTAGATGGCCTCGAAGCCTCGACCCGTGTGGGTCTCCTCGTCGCTCGGGGCATCATACCCCAAGCCATTAACCTTGAAGCCGTTCTGTTTAAGTAGTGCCCGCGCCTCCTCCAGCTTGCTGTAGGTATCGGTCGGGTCGTTGCTGTAGTAGTTGACCATGAAAACGCCCACGTAGCTGAGGGGCTCGTTGTCGTAGTGGCTGCCGTCCACGGAGCTGCTGTTCCAAAACGTGAAGAAAGCATCCGGATACGGCTCCTTCTCGCCGACGCTTCCCTGCCGGTAGACCGGCAGCTTAAAGGTCTCGAGCAGTTGTATCAATAAGTCCTCCATCACTTTCCTCCTATCGTCCTCTGAATGTAGTCCAGGAACACTTCCTTGACGTCATCCGTCAGCCCTTTTTGGTATGCGTTGTGCGCTCTTGCCCAGCCTCCGTAGATCCGCTGCAGCTGGATGTCCGGCTTCATCCTCGGCGTGCCGGTTATGAGCCTCTGGCCGTTGTTGGGTTTCGACTTATCGAAGCCCAGGCCGATGGTCGCTCTGTTCCCGGACCATTCCACCTTCGAGTTCTGCACCACACTTGCCTCGGTTGCTCCTGTGGAGTACTGACCCTGTGCCGGCAGGTGCTGCGGTGCGAGTGCTTCCATGGTGTCATCTGCCACGGTTTCCGCCATCTGTTCCAGTGCGTTCGTGAGCACTGGTCTGACGTTCAGGCCGGCCTCATCGACTGCGATGATAAGTTCTGCCAGTCCTTTGAGTTCTATGCCTGTTTTCGCCATTCTATGCGCCTCCTCGGTATGCCCTAACACGGAAGACCAGGAACTGGTTCCGCATTTCGATGTTCTCAGGCGTTCCGATGATCTCGTACGGCTTCCCGCCGATCGTGATCCGGCAGTCCGGTGTGATGTCTGAACGGTACCAGGTTTCCACCGTTCCGGTGTCATCCAGGACCAGCACATCATTCACCACGCGCTCCGTGCCGCCGAAAGTTCGGAACCGCCCGAAGAAGGTCGAGCCCTCTGCTGGGTACGTTTTCTTGATCACGCCCTTGGCCATTGTCTCCGTCGGAACGAAGAGCACCATGGGCACGTTGAAGGGTCCGCTCGGTCTGTATGCCATCGCTTAGCCCTCCTTGTATGACAACTGGGTCGCTCGCTGGAAGAAGTAGTCCGAGAGCTTCCCTTCTCCGTTGCCGTAGTTCCACAGGTCAGAGACGCCACGCGTGACAAGTCCTGCCGGGATGTTTGCTTCCGCGATGCCCGCGTCCTTTAAGAACCCGACCACCTCGTCCACGTACTCCCCCAGGGTCGCATCCAGATCAGAACCTGTGATGCCGAGGCCTTTTTTCACTTTTTCAAGCAATATGTTCTCGTTTGCCATGTCGGCGCCTCCTCTCGGGGTTTTAATCTTATAAGCCTACCTTGGTCACGGTGATGTCACCGGAAGAAAGAACGGCTTTGTAGAGCGTTGCACCATCTGCGTCGATGTCTACGCTGCCTGCTGCCGGCTCTTCTGCTACTCCTGCAAGGGAGAAGCCCACGAAGTCATAAGTGGGTACGAAGTAAACGGTCGCTGCTGTTACTGCCGCAGCCAGGTCGATGCTCTTAGCAGGTTCGCTGCAAAGAAGCGGAGTAGATGCTGCGGTGATCGCGAAGTCACCGTTCGCATTTGCTGCGTTTACCTTTGCCAGGGTGCTGTTGTTAGTGGTGTCCTGTTTAAGGATCACAGCGTAAAGAGTGATCAGGTCGGTTGCCTGTACGGGTACGATTCTGTTGTTGTTAATCATTTGTTTATCCTCCTGTTAGATTATTCAGTTGCGTCTTCGCCTACTGCCCACGCTCCGTCTACGACTTTCAGCACGCTGCCGTTGTCAGTAGCGGTCACAGCCGGAAGCTGAGATGCAGGCAGTGCTGCAATCCACTTGCCCTTGTTGTCAACGGTGAGCACCTTGCCCTCGTCGGTCTCGGTGACTGCCGGGAGTTCGGCAGTGGCTGCAGCTGCAACGACTGCGGCCTGAAGCGCAATCTGTGCAAGCACTGCTGCGTTGTTTGTTAAGTCCGCAACGTCATCGGCCGAGCCGCCGAGCGCTACGTAGATTGCTTTTAACTGTTCGAGGTTCGTCTTCATATCGTGCACCTCCTATGCCTTAGTTGGCTTTCTTCTTGATGAGATAGAAGCCGGTGGGGTTGAGCACCTTGCCGTCCACTACGGTGATGGCTTTGTCTACCCACTCGTTGGTCTCTTCGTCGAAGTATCTGCGCATCATGAAGCCGAAGTTTTCATTGATGCCGTACTCCTGAGGCTGCCAGTAGATTCCGATTACATCGCCAGCGCTTGCAGTGTCGAAGTCGGGAAGGATGTCCTCTTCAACGAGGGAGATCTCACGACCGAAGAAACGGCCTGCGGGCATCTCAGCGTCACCGTCTCCTACTTCCAGACCGGTCGCCTGGCGGAAGATCGGGTTGTTGTTATCATCGGACATAGTCTCGAGATAAGTCTCAACGGTAGACATCGGGAAGATGAACTCGCCTGCGCGATAGCCGAGGGGAAGTTTAGCGAAGAACTTGGTTCTCCATGCCTTCCAGTCGTTCATATCTGTGGCACTGAGGGAGATGGTGTTGGTCACTCTTTCATCATTCAAAATACCGAGCATGGAGCCTTCTCCGGTTCCGTTTACGATGCCCTTGTCCATCGCTTCGAGATAAGCGATCGCGATGATGTTGGTCAGTTCAGCCTCGAACGCGGACAGCGTGAGGATCTGGCTGAGGAATGTCTGAGCCACGCGGATCTCTGCGGTGTGATATTTGAAAGTGATCTTTCCAAGCTTGTCGGTTTTCTGGCGAGGGCTTACGGTGGATTCATTGATCCACTTGAAGGTTGCCTGGAGTGCGCCGATGGGGATCTCTACGCCGCCGGGAACGGATAACTTTCTAACCTTGGAGTAGAGGTTTCCGTATCTCTTGCGGATCGTGTTGATCACTTCGTTCATAACAGTGATGGGGATAGCAGCGCCGGACTCGTTGGTGCTGATTGCTTCGCCGTTTCTCAGTTCAGCGGGGATCGGAGTGCCCTTCTGCACGTATGCCATGAACGCCTGGCGGTATTCCATTTCCTTGTTGTCTTCTTTGGTTTCTCTTGTGGAGAAGGACGCAACGATGTTTCCATTGACGGGAGCCGCTGCGGCTGCTGCGGATCTTGCTTCCTCTTCTGCCGCGTCGATTGCTTCGATCTCTTCATTGACTTCGGAGATCTCTGCGTCGATGTCTGTCACCTGTTCGTTAATGCTTCTCACTTCGTTGGCATCCTGGGATGCCTGGCCCTTTGCGATGAGGGCGTTTCTCTTTTCCTGCAATCTTGCGAGGCGCTTCTGTAAAATTTTCTTTCTCATTTTGTTTTCCTCCTTAAAAGGTCGAGTTTTGCTTTTTCAAGCTCTAACTGTTTTTGTGTGTCTACGCCCTCCGGCGCCTGCTCACGCTGCTGTCTTGCGCTCTCCAGTGCGGACCGGGCGCTCTCCAGCGCCTCCTTGCTTCGCTCGCTTATCTCAACGGATGTAGAATTGTAGGCGGGGAATGTTACCGCGGACACTTCCACGACCGTGCCGATCTTTGTGATGTGACGGTAGGGGTGATCGGATTCTAATTCCTCCCAGGTCTCGTCCTCGATGCTGAACATGAAGGACATCTTATCAATGTCGCCCCTGCGGATCATGCCGTACAGGTCCTGGTGCTTCGGGATGCTGAGATCCAGGAAGGCATCCACATCCAGGCCGGTCGGATCCTTGGACAGCCGCATCGTGCTGTTCGGGTTGTTTCTTCTGCTGCGTGCGTACACGTAGCGGGTGTCGTGATTTAAGCAGAACCGAACGTCGTTTAAGTCCGTCTCGTCCAGGGCTCCGCTGTCTATAATTTCGTCAAACCATCCGAGGTCCGTGCGGGATCCGATCACAATCGGGCGTCCGTGGATGTGTCCGTCTTCTCCGTCACCTTCCGCGCGGACTTCCATTGTGACCTCGACGGTCCTCATCTCCAGTGCTTTTTTCTCTCTTTTTTCTTTCTCGGGCATCTTAGATGACCTCCTTCTCCTCGTCTACTATGTCAACCTTCGTCTCTTCCGGCTTTCCGACCTGGTACTGCGCCGCGTTGTTTGCGTTGATCCAGTTCAGGCTCATGAACCTCTGACCCTCTAACTCCGGCAACGGCTGCAATCCGAAGATCACGCGCTTCTCATTTTCTGTCATAGATCCGGTCGGGCTTAAAAGTTCCACCAGTTTGATCTTCTGGTCGATGCTCATGAAGATCAGATCTCTGGGCAGGAACTTGATGCAGTTCCCAAAACTCCGCTCCCGATCGCTGAACAGTTTCTTAGTGAAGGCCTCGCTGATTGACTTGATCAGCGGCTCCAGCGTCTTCTGGAAAAAGGCCTCATACTGTTCCTTGGAGTAGTCTCCGGTCAGGATGCAAAGCGGCACGCCGAAGTTCCGCAGCAGCATTTCGTCTACGAACTTCAGAACTGAAGGATCCACGATAGAGGTCCGGCGCTCCAGGGGTGTGAAGCTCGCCTTCAGATCCAGCGGAAGGAACCCGCTCTCGTTATTCTGGAGTTTCCGCTCCAGTTCCTG